CTGCAGTAGTTTGTACACCCGTCGGGAAGAAGTCACCGACGCTCGTGTTTATTCACGAGAAGATAGTCACATGGGAGAGCAAGAGTTCTGACTTTGACTCAACTTGGACAGCATCAAACTGGCTAGGTTCTAAGCTATCCCCTTACGGAACCGTTAAGGGTCCTTTAAGACAGTGACAAAGACAACAATCCAACAACGCCACACGAAGAGGCGTGATGATCTGCTTATAGCATATAGCAACGTAACGTTGCCCTACAAGGGGTCAGCTTGCGGAGCTTTATGAGCTAGATCAGTGCACGAGTTACACTTGTGTATTAGTTGGGTAAGGATATAGTTATCTTTCCACCACCTAAGTATCCCCCAGACACCCAAAGGGCAGTCTGCGGTAAGGAGAAGTAAAAGGTCTGGAAAATCTTCATCTTGTTGTGACATGATGAGTTGGCTATGCGGCAGGAGCGCCATGCCGGACCGGAAGAATTGGTCCAGTATTGCGATTACCGCGCACGAAGTTTGTTGCTGCCATTGAGGCAGCAGCACCAAAGACACCAGCCATCGAAGGGATGTATGAGTAACCTTCCTCTTCGGGGGACTTCATTTCGACATTTCTGTCAACGAGAGCATCCAAGCCCTGACGCACAAGGGACGAACCCGTTGTGTGAGGGAGCTGCATGCAAATCCGCTGCCAGTCGTCGGTAGTCAACGATGTTGACTGACAAGTAATGACACCATCTTGAGTGCCTGTAGGTAGTGCTTCCATGATCCAACGGATCCGGAAAGCAAAACTGTAGGCCTTAGAGGTATCTAAACCTGTTATGAAGATACAAGGGTTACCGTAGAAACCATCAGAAAGCACCGTTGTCAAATTGGTGCTTGTGAGGGCCCGGTATTCACCCCCTTGTTGTCCAATGCCCGTATCGGGGAGGTACAAAGCCTCAACCGGCGAATTGGCAGGACACGTGGTGAAATTGGAGTATGAAAGGAGAGCGTTGTAGGACGCGCCAATGATCTTTTGACCGGGCGAGAAGGTACCAGCTCTGACAACACCCATTGAATTCAATAGGTTTGTCGAGTTGATGAGCTTCACAGCACCAGCCAGAGGACGCCATGCACTGTAATTTGAAATAACAGATGCATAGTTATTGGCAGCAACCGAATAAAAGTCACCCGCAACGACATTACCCACAATGCCGGTGGGATTCCAAACGGCAGCAACAGTCTGAAGGTATGGTGTCATGATGATACCACCCCAGCCTTGATTGCCGACGTAAAGATTCAAAACCACCTCCTGAGTCACTGTAAAAAGTCCAGTCGGTTGGCCCGAAAAGGGGCCTCTCGTTAGGACCTGTGTCTCAAAGGGATGGAGTAACTGACTTCGGTACTGCTCCATGGCAGTTCGCTCTTCAGTACTTCGGGACGTTTTGCTGCGGTTACGTCTAACGCGGGGGCGTGGTTTTGGAGCAGCCTTGCTCGTGGTTACCACTAACACCTTCGGTTTACGATTCTTTCGAGTCATCGGGGACACCACACTCGAAAAGGGTGGGACTGTTCGTCCGTACGAAACCTCTCCGTGAGGCAGAGGAATAGCCGTGCAGTCTCTCGGCATTTGGATTAGCACGTAAATGTTTACATGAAACTGCAAGTTTCAAAACGTTTTGGCTAATTACTCGTACGAACCCCCTGGTTTCAGCTCAGAGCCAAAAACCATCGTCATCGGACACGGAGTCGACTAGCGACTCAACTGAAGTCCCACTCGCAAGAGGCGAGTACCATGACGGCGGTTTTGGCAATATCTTTTCATCCAAAGGTCGAAGAAGGATACCTCTTGCGATGTATCTCTGCGGGAAATGCTCGCAGACATATTCATAGCTAGGAAGGTTCCTGAAGTTCACATTAGAGAGCTCTCTAAGGGACTTCGAATAACAAGAAAACTTCTCGCTTGTATCGGCGATGGCTTCATTGAACTTACGAACGGTCCTTTTCAGGACTGGTCGAATGTTCACGGCACTTTCGTCATTTTCAAGCATGAAGATCTTTTCATCTTCGAGGCATAAGCCCAGAGGGGCATTGCTCTTACCCGATTTGAATGAAAAATATGATGGGCTGACGCCTGTTTTCATATCTGAAAACTGCTTTCGAGCCAGTCGTCTTTGCGTTCTCGTGGTATAAAAATCCACACCATAGGATTGGAAACCTAACCCTCCAAGAAGGCAGGGTATGAAAGGGTTCAAGAGTCCATCGAGAGTTGCCTCTCGTAGCTCATCCTTATGGGTATGATAGAACGTTGCCCAAGCTAACTTGGGAGAACGACAATTCCTCGCAGCCGTGTTCCACTGGTCGCGAAGGCTCAAAGTTTGTGGTGAGACAAAGTCATCATCGTCAGATGGTCCAAGGCACATTGCTGCGCCAACACGACTCATCACCTTGGATGTACCCGTCAAAAGTCCAACGTTGAAAAAATCGATGAACTCAGACGTGGGAATCCAATAGGGACGTGAATTAATCATGATGAACTTGTCATGGACATAATTCTTCCCGAGGGAGAGCTTGAAGCCGAATAGATCAATTTCGGACTTCCAAATATCATAATGCTCATCTACCGTCGAGAATAAAATGTCATCACCGTTGACAAGACACGGACAGTTTTGGAGAGGGTCCTTGCTATCGTTCCATTCCTGGAGAAGGAAGGCGGCAGCTTGAAGCTCACTCTCAAGATTGCTATGCTGATAAAGAAGGGTTGCTTCCGACCTCCACCATGCGACAAAATTAATTGCGCATAGAATGGGGAAAGAGAGAACTGATCCCATCAGCTGACCTGTAGTTTGTTTAACAGGGTCAATCTTGTACTTAGCAGGATAGTGGATCTCACACTCGTAGAGGATGTTCCGATAGATCTGACGAAGATCCGAGGGAACACCCAATATATCGAGGAAAGATTCAAAACACTGCTTTGTATAAGCAATCTTTACACCGTCTGTTGCACCTTTGTAATCACCTGAGACGAAGTCTCTACGGTTTCCTGAGGCTTTGCAATTGCCCAGAAAACTGGAGATCATTTTTTCGTCTATAGGTTTGTCAAGACATGAAAAGACAAACTTCTCACGAAGACTGTCATGCATGATAACTTGACAACGTTTAGCAAAGGCACTTTGAACAGCGGGCATTTTTGTAATTGTCCGAACTTTCAAAGGTTCACAAACTGCGGCAACATGTGCCTCAGCAGTCTTTGTTGACAAACGCATCGCCTCCCCGAAGAACTCATTAAAGGTTCTCGACGGAGTGGCATGTACCGACATAACTTTATGGTTTTGACGATGATGATCCATGATCACG